GATATGCACCCTTATCAAGTTGCTCAACTTATGATGGCTCTTAAACTATATAGAACAACTAAAAAATATAAAGCAGACAGCTATAATGATTTAGAAATATACTCAAAAATGGCTAAAGAACTGCATAAAAAAGCACTAGACAAAAAGGATAAAAATGTTTAAATATATCAGGCGTAAATTTGGCGAGGCTAGTTTTATTCATACTGATAGCTTTGATAACGCTGAGAAGGCTGCAGATCCACAAGCCATAGGGGAATTTGTAGAAGTAAAAGTCAATGATATTAAAATTGATTTTATAAAAGTGAAAAAGGAGAAAGATGAACGAGTTAAGGACTCGTCTGCAAAGGTACAGGGATCTCCAAAGATTGAAACACACAAAGTTTCTGGAGACAAAAGTACATGATGAAGCAACAGCTTTGCAAGCTAATAAGTATCATCAAGATAGTATTAGATTGATGAAAAAAGTTGAGCAGACACAAGAAGAATTAATGACAATATAGTCATTAAATTTATAATTGAAAAAAACAACAACAAACCCTAGGATATCTATGACCCCAAAAACAGTTTCGGTAGCATTTGAAGATCATTTAGCAACATTAAACAATAATAAATTAATATATGAAATTAAAACATCATACGAATGTTTAAGTAATAGAGAAAAGAAAATTTATAAATTGGGGTTTTCAAATGGCTATCAAAAAAGAATAGTAAAATCATTTTTATTTACTAATGAAGAAACAAAAAAACCTAAAAGAAAAATTGTTGGTTTTAGTTTTAGTAAACCTAAATCTTTTGTTATAGAAAGTATTATAAATAAAGTTTGTGTATTTTTTGAGGTTAATAAAAAAGAACTTATGGTAGATAGGTCTCGCAGACAAGATATATGTAGAGCTAGAAATATTTTATTTAATTTATTGTACGAAAAATTTAATATGAGTTTAACTAGAATAGGTGAAATTTTTGGCAACGATCATACCACAGTTTTACATGGCATTAAAATGAAAAAAAACAAACAAAGATTTTGGTCTCCGGAGCAAACTTTGTGGGAAGAGTATGAAAAAATAAAAGCAACTATTACTTAAATGAAAGAGTTATATTTTTTATTAATGTTTTTTGGAGTTATGATAGTATTAAGTTTTTTATTAGCTTGGTATAATGGGGTTTTAATTTAACTATTTTCATAAGTAGCATCTTCAGCTATACTTTGTTGTTCAATAACATATTTATCAAAGCAACTACCATCACGACCATCATGGCAAAAGTGTTTCTTTTCTGCGTTGACAATCCATCCACCGGCATCACTTAACATTTCTTTTTGACAAACATTGCACCAACCTACAGCCATTACTACTTTATTTTTATTCCAAGTTTTGTTTGCCATATTATCAATTATAATTATACCCTGTTGCTGGTTGATTGTTTTCTAATGCTTTAAATAAATCTTTATGTTGCTCCATGATTTCTTTGTCTTTATCCATCATGTTTACTATGTGGTTTTGTAATTTATCAACGTGTCTTTCTAACTTATCTACTTTATCTTCATGTACTGCTTGAATAGTTGAAAGTTCAAATGTTCTTGAAAGCGACCAACCACCAAGAGCAATCAATAATCCAATAAGCATGGGTAAAATTTTATCTGTCATATTTCTTTTTATTTCCTAAATAATGTTCTGATGGTTCGTAATTCCATTTCTTACCATGATGACCTCTTATATCAGCATACCACATTCTTAATTTAACTATAAATTTTTTTACTTTTCTTGACACCTCTTTTTTCCCCATTTCCAAGTTTGAGTTAATAATTTTTTTTCTTGGAACTTATCATTCTTTGCGTCTGTCTCAGTTACACCAATTTCAACTTTAGTTTGGTCTGGACAAACACGAGTATCGGCACTACAACTTGCTAAAAGTAATGCAGTACAACCTGTTAATAGAATAAAAATAAATATCCATTTAATCATTCTTCTTCTTCTTTTTACTCTTTTTCTTAAATGATTTAATAGTATTTTTAACTTGTTTAATTTGTTTAGATAAAAATACTTGACCTTGTTGAAGTTTGAATACTTGTTCTTTCATAGTCCAAGTTTCTTTTAAATTCCAACCAACCAATGCTATTAAAGCAGCTAAAGCTAATCCGACTATTTTATCTTTTAAATCCATTTTAATATATTGATCCTCCAAAAAGAGCTAACAAACAAATTAATATAATTAATACTCCTGTAAAATAATAATTCATAATACATATCTCTCTATTATTCCAATATTAATTTTGTAATTTTCTTTTCTCCCATATAAATCTCTATTTCCGCTTTAGATTTAAGACATTTATATTGAACTCTACTGTTATAATCTAAGTCTCTCATAGCAATACGTTTACCTTTTAAACATTTTGAGAGAGTGGGTTGAATTAAGTGTTCCTTAATTTCATGGTCAATTATCATTAAAAGTGCGAATACAGTCTCTACAATCATTGGTGATTCCCATTATCTCTTACTTTATCTTTTAAATTCTCCACATCTTTTAAAACTTTTTCTAATTGTTTTGTTAAAAATTCTATATTGATTTTATTGTGCATCATATTATCAATTCTTATTTCTGATTTTTCGGTAGTTTTGTAAAGATCCTCCAACAACATAAATTGCTCCTGGTCAGTTGGGAGCTGTTCACTTTTCTTGAGTAAGTCTGCTTGGAATAATTCTCTTGAAGTTTCAAGAGAGGTGATCCTAGCGGTCAGCTCTGTGTAGGCAAAGATTCCTGCTGATACTGCTGCGATAATTCCAATCATATTTTTGATTGGCATTGATACAGAGGTGCTAGAACTTACCTTCATAACTACATAATTATTGCAACGACCAAAGCTATACCAAAAACAATCACTACTTTCTTGTGATCTTTCCAATAATGTTCTACTTCGTGTATAACATTTTTAATTTTATCCATCATAATTATCTCCTTTGTGTAATTTTATATTATCTTACTTACCCTGTCCACGATTTTTTGATTTACCTTTTTGTCTTTTTTTATGCTTATTCATAGAGGATTTTTTAGGTCGTCTACCTATACTTGTTTTTTTTGGTGTTCTTACGTGAGGTGGTTTTGCTAGATTGAACCTTTTTACCATTTTTTCCTGTTTGTTGAGATAATAAACTTGTTTTCTTACTATACTGCTGTGAATATGATGTGTTTATTTTATTCATTTATATTTTTTTTCCCATATTTCCTTTTGAGATAAACTGGTTTCATCTTTTTTTTGTTTTGTTCTTTGGGTAATTTCAGGTACTTCCATTGATTCAACTAGAGCATATCTATATACTTTTTCAGAATTTCCCCATTGAAAATGAATTAAAAATCTTGGTTCATTATATTGAGTAATAAGCCTTGGATCAAAAGCTGATATGGTCATTTTTTATAACCTAAACTTTTTCTATTACCCCACAACTTTTGCCAGGACCAAACATTTAATTTGCTAGACCAATGATAAATAAACAAAACAAAATGTTTCATTATTTTTTAACTAATGAACCACCAAAATATAAACCAACTATTGCAGATACCAAGTTAGTATCTAATGGTGTAATAACTATACCTTTAGCTTCCATAGGAATCCACTTCATAATTTCTTTTCCTTCAAGAAATAAAAATCCAGGTTTCCATTGTGTATATCCAACTATAACATGAGCATCGGGTGAAATAAGTGGAATTATTTTTGGCAATACAACGATTGCGAATATAGCAGTTAGTGCTATAATTCTTCTAGTCCATTGGAATCCTTCATTACCATATTCTCTTGCTTCTTTAAATCCTTTTTGTTGTACATCAGCTCTAGCCAATAACATTTTTTGTTCTGATTGTTTAGCTTTTATGCTTTGAGACCATATACTCATTACTCCACCAAGTACAGTAGACCCTAACATTGTTATCATTTCAAATGGCATATTATTTTTTCTCCTCTAATACTTTAATTTTAGACAAAGCATCATCTAAGTCTTTAGTACAAAATTCTAGCTTTTGCAAACACCTTTTATTTGCCGCATCTTTAGATTTACCGGCATCCTCTAGTTCTGCTATCTGCTGTTTTAATATTCTAACTTGGTCTTTGTATTCATTAAGAATTTCACTAGGATCTGAACCTTTAAATGGTTGCATATATGATTTTTACCTTTAGTTTTTTCTGTTCTTTAGTAGTTTGTCTGGCAATAAGAGTTCCTTTGGTTTTTCTTTTATAACCATCTTTTGCAGTATAGTCTTGTTTTCTAAAATTTTTAGACTTAACATCATAAGCAATATACTCTCCTGTGGACATATTTAAAGTAACAATATCTACTGGTCCGAGTCCTCCAAGTGGAGTAAACACTAGGATGTTGGGGTCTTTTGCAAAATTAAGTTGTGCTGCAAGTTCGCTTATTAACCCAGCAACAGCTTTTTTTCGCCTAGCCATTCCATTTTAGAAAGCCTAATAAAACCCCCACAAGACCTCCAAGAATTATTAATAAGTTAATAGCACCTTTTCCCTTTGATACATCTGATCTAAGTTCTTTAATTTCTTTTTTAACTTCATCCATTGTTTTGAATAAAGTTTTCATTCTTTCAGCACATATTTTTTCATGTGTTGACAATCTAATACCTGTAGACATTTCTGCTAATTCTTTTGATGTTATGTTTTTTTTTCTAGGCATCAGTTTTTTTATCTCCTTGACAATAAAATTTTATAAATATTTGATTTTCATTGACAATAACTCTACCTATCTCTTCCATTTTTTCAATAGATTTTTCATAACCTTTTAATAAGCAAGAGTATTGATCTTTATAGTAAGTTTCTTTAAGTTCATGGGGAGGTAAGCAAGTTCCAGAAACAGCACTACAAAGAATCATATTTAGAATAAAATTCATTGTCGCTTAGTTAGGTTTTGGGATATTTATTTTTAGTAGCTGTTCTTTTAGCTTGTAAATCCGTAAGTGTATCTCCACCATCTAGTAGAGCATGAATACAATCTTCATGATTAGGATATTCAGATTGTCTATTTCTTTTCCATTCTTCAGCATCATAAATAGCTTTTGCATCTGTTATTTTTTTATTTTCAATTTCATCTCTAGCATTTAATTCAGCTATTTCTTCTGCTGTTAAATCTACTCTAACTCCATCTATAAGTTTATGTGTATGTGTCATTATGTTGCTACTCCAAATAAAGTGAACTCACCAGAAACTATTGTTCCTGTGTTTGGTGATATTTTTATATTGTTAATTGTTGTTGAGGTTACTAAACCTTGATAAATATTTTGTTGGACTAATTCACCACCATTACCAATACATAAACCTTCAGAAATAAATAATTTACTATCGGCACTAAATGGATCAAAAATAGTCAATCTGCCTGAACCATGCTCATCAGTAGAAGTTCCTATTCCAACTCCTGTTCCTAACATTAATAAAGATGAATTTGTACCTGCACCACCACCTGAAGATAAAGTATTGTTTGATGTTCCACTATTACTAAATATTCTCCAGTAATAATACCCAGATGTTGTATAACTACTTCCATTATTTGCTGAAACAGTTGAAGATATATTTCCACCATCTGAGGAAATAACAACATTGGTATAATCAAGATAATATTTTTTATATGTTGTTGTTATATATGTGCTTGAAAAAGTAATTGCTGATGAACTTGAAGCTGTTTGGCTTTGAAGTTTAACTAAACCTCCTCCATTTGCTCCAGGAAGAACTCCTGTTATTCCTTGTGCTACATTTAATTTTGTTATTGCCATTTATTACTCCTTTGGATTTGCGTCTTTAATTGATTGTATTCTTGCTTTCCAAGCATCTATATCTTTATAAATTTCGTCTAGCTGATCTCCAATATCTCCATAAGCAGACTTTCTAGTTGCTCTTATAGCGTTATTATTTTCTTCTGTTTGTGCAGAACTTTCATAAGTTGCTAGTTGCTCATCAGTAGGTTTAGCCACTCCTGAAACATTCCAAGTATGAATATAATCTCCAGAACTATCGTTTTGAAGTATAATATTAGTATCAAATTCAGATTCAGTTTTACTGTTTACTTCTAAATATTTTTTAACTTTTGTATATAAACTTGCCATATTAAATTCCTATTAATTTGTATCCTTCAAATATGCATGATGTAGTCGAATTCAGTGTATCGGCATTTGATCCTGAGTTGTGATAACCATAAACCTCTACATAATCATCTGCGTCTAAATCTACTATTGCTACACAAGCAACAGTAGCGTCTCTTCCTGTTGACGCTGCTGTTCTTCTATTGGCTTGAAAAAGTAGACTACCATTTTTAAAAATACGAGTTTCTTGTGATTTATCTTCAACAGCTTCATCTGCATAACCAATTCTTGCATGAATTAAATACTTACCCGCTATTGTTGGGGTAAAACGATAATTTGTTGAAGGATCGTATTTTCCATCACTATCAAAATTTTCTGTATTAAATTCCATTTTAGTAGCTGTTCCAGTTGATAAAGTTTGTGCTGCATTTACTGTAGCTTGAAAAGCTGGTGTATTTTGAAAAAACTGTGCATCAATTCTCTTTAAAGTACCCGCATCTGAAATTAAAAATTCATCAGTTGTAGCTGGTATTGCTGCTAAAGCAGTTTCTCCAGAAATAATATCCTGTGCTAATTTTGCATTGGTTATTACTCCGTCTGAAGGTGTGCCGATGTCCATAGTTCGACCAAGAGCTATTATAAAATCAATACTATCTGATGATGATAATGTTCCGCTTGATGGAATAAAAGTAAGTGTTGAACCAGAAACAGAAAATGCTGATCCTGGTTTTTGAATTACTCCGTTTAAAGATACTATTAAATGATTAGCACTTTCTGGAGTAAAGTTTGCAGATCCTAACTGCATTGTGTACGAATTTGTTGAACTGGCACTTAAAGCATCAAGTACATGATAGCCTCCAGTTTGTAATGGTTTTCCTATGATTGGCATTATTCTCCACCTCCGTTATCTATTACTGTTCCACCATCTGCTATCCATTGTTGGATTTCTTTGTAATCTGTGTTTGCTTCATGTAATGGAACTAAAATTGTATTAGGATTTTCGTTTTCATTAAAAACTTTAATTCCAGTTTTTTGACCATCTAAATAAATATATTCTATTATGCTATTATCTAAATCCATTTTTATAACTCCGCATTTGCTGCTAGTTTATATGACGCATTACATCTTACTCTTACTGAAGCTGCCTGAGATCCAGAATAATTTTCTGCACCAGAAGTAAAAATTGCTATGTTATTATAACCTGCAGTACCAGTTCCATTAAATCCATCAAATCCATCTTGCGCTCCATTTCTTAAAGCTAATAAGTAATCTGTTCCTGTTGTTTGAACTATGCTTGGAATAGACCTCATTGTAGTTGGTAAATCTTTCATGCAAAAAAGTTGACTACCATCATAGTCTTGGCAATTTGCTAAATCCAATGTACTAGAAAATGCTTGTGTTCCACTTTGAGAATAAATTTGATGATAATATCTCTGACATCTACTTAAATTAATATCATAAGGCAAGAACTCAAAATCGGAAACTGTATCGCCAACTTCTAATTGTATTCCTGTAATCCAAAAATTATTTGATGTGCTGTCTGCATGATTAACTTGTCCAACTCCTCTATTGGCACTTGTAGCAGAAGTCCAAGTAGTTGATAAAGTTCCTGATGTAAAATTTGATCCAGCAGCTAACCAAAATAATACTGTCATAGCAGAAGTATTATCGTTTGCTAAAGTTCCAGAAGTATCTCCAGTAAAAGTTATTTCTTTTTTTTCCCAAGTATTGGTACTATCTACTGTATAACTTTTAGAAATTTGTCTTGTGTTTGCATTATCATATAATTCAACAATATTAGTTCCTGTTTTAACTGCTTTAACCCAAAAACTTAACATAAGACTTTCAGCAGAAGATGTACCTTTTTTTAAATGCTGTAACATTTGACCTTCAACTCTTTGTTGGAGTATGCAATTATCACCAGCACCTAAACTTGCATCTGCTGTAGTGTTATCCATTTTTAAAGATTTTCCAAAACCTTGACCAGTTGGAACATCTGTATCTTGTGATTGTGTCCAAGTTCCAGCAGAACTACATCCTAAAAACATTCTATCTATTGTGTGATAACCATTACCTGTAACAGAAGCTGTAGAAGTAGCTCTTTGAGCAATCTGCATATCTCCATTAATTAAAATATTTTTATAATTAATAGCATCAATAGCATCATCTAATTTTGGTTTTGTAACAGCATCATCAGCTATTTTAGCTGTAGATATTATTCCATCTGTAATGTCACTAGCAGTTAAAGCTACTGCTGGCGGTTGTTGTCCAATAAACGGCATTTATTTATTCTCCTAAATTATTATGTTATTTCCATTACAGATAAGCAAACATCAATTGCTCCTGAGCCTGTAACAGATAATGTGTCTGTAGTTTCCATGTTAACTTTATTTCCAGCAAGTAATTCCAAAGTCGAATTTCCTGGAATTGATGTACTAGTAATGAGTTCAACATCTTGGTTAGCCTCATTATTAGCTCCAGCTCTATTTGCAGTATCACTTCCTAGAGTTACAGTTGCTGTAATGGTTGAGCTTGTCGTATTGCCAAGCATTAAACCTAAAACAACTGAAGTTGTACTTCCAGCTACAGTATAAATTACATCTGCTGAAGTTACTCCAGCTTTCGTAATAGTCTTAAATGTATTAGCCAATTTAGCCTCCTATTTATCCTAGTGCGATTGCCATAGCTGTTGGATCATCTAAAGTACAAGCTATCGTAACTGTATCTGTAGAGCCTCCAGTAGTCGTAATGTTCGTACCAGCCGCAATAGTTAAAGTATTACCGTTAGTTATTGTTTGTGAAGAGCCTGATGTACCAGCTACGGTAAAGCTGGTCATTGCTCCGTCATTTCCAGAAAAACTAAAGTGTACGCCTACTCCATCAGTATTTGAAAATGATCCGTTTGATACAATGTGAGTTACTGGAATTTTTGTATAGCCAGAGGCATCTGTTACAGCACCACTAACTTTAAATATTGCATAAGTAGATGCTGTTCCTTCTTTAGTTACAGTTACAATTCCTCTTGCTGTTGTGTTGGTTACATCATCCCAAGATTGAACATAACCAGAAATATCAGCA